TAATGGCAATGCGGTTTTTTCCATAAATACGCACGTGCAGTCCAGACCAAAGCACGGACTAAACTATATTGCTGTTGGATTTGAACTTGCGCCATTGGAAGTTAGACTGTTTGCTCAATTTGATCTTCCAGTGTCCAATTTCGAGTTGGGTCCTACGCGGTTTTTAATTCCCGCTGTACCACATTAATTTGATAATGCGCCGGCTGTCACTGCTAGGCGGCTAAGGATGCCTTCCTATGTTGGAGAAGCGCCTGCTGTACCGCCTCAACAACTCGGCGCAAGTACGTGAATTGGTGGTTTTCTTCGACCGCCTTGCCGTCGAGCGGGTAATGCCATTCATCACCGAACAACTCGGTCAGCAGTGCGCTTTGATGCCAGCATTCGCTCGAGCTCTCGATGCTGCGCAGCACGTAGATGTTCTCCCAGAGCTCGCGAGCTTCCTCTTTGCTCAGCTCGCCCAGTTCCCAGTCGTGTCGCCCAGTCTGTTGCCGCCGGCGCTGGACGATGCACTTCTTGGCCAGGGCGTGCAGCGCGTCCCCACTGAAGACCGTGGAGCTGATGCCGCGATCTAAGCAATTCAGGACGTAGTCCCAGCCACAGTCGGCGACGAACTCGGCGACGGTGCGCGGCCCCATGCCACCCCAGTAGGCGTTCCAGCTGTTGTCCCAGCAGGTGATGGTGATCTTGCCCTGGGCGGTCCGGTAGTTCGGGTCTTTCTCGGTCGGGCAGTCGCGCCGGCCGAAGTCCTCGAGGAACACGGTTATCGCATCGAGCCGCGACGCGCCGGTGATGACCAGTTTCGTCACTGTCGAACGCTCAACCTTCAGCGGCTCAGCGATTCTGTTTTCTGTGGGCATGGGAGTACCTGTTGGAAAGTCATTTGAATCCCGTGTACAAGCTGTTTCCCCTTAGGAGGATTTATGAGCAAATATTGGTACACGATGAAGTTGAAAGATGGCGGGGCACTACTTGCGTACGGCCCTTTTACAAATGAACAGTGCAAGCGAGAAAGAGAAAAAGCGAAACATTCGGACTTCCACGTATCGACCCCATTCTTGGCTTCGTCCAAGAAGGAAGCATTAGAGCGGGCTTATCTGTTCATGCCGTGAGTCAGGCCGCGAGCCGCTGATAGAGTTCGATGATGTCGGCGGCGTTCGCAGCGACTAGGGCTTCGGCCTCATCGGGACAAACGCTGTTGCCGATCAGTCGTACCTGGTCGGTCTTGTTGATGTCGCGCCACTCTTCAGCGCCAGTGACCGGATCCACGAACAGCCCGCGATCGATGATGTAGCCCTTGTCGAATCCTTGAGCCGCCTTCAGCTCTGGCGGTTGAAGCATGCGCAGGGTGATGTCGACCAGCACATATCCGCCAACCATCACCATTTCGGCGGGATCCTTGAAATGCTCCGGCAGGTATTCGTGCATGAAGGCGGCGCAGCGTCGGGCGCCTTCCATCTGCTCTAGTGTGAGGGTGTCCGGCACCTGAACAACCTCAACCAGCGCGACCCGATCCTTGGTCGGCAGCGTGTGCATTGGCTCTGCCAGCGAAATACCGTCCTTCTCGTTGCCGTAGTATTTCACCAGGTAAGCGTTTACCAGTCGCTGGTTGGCACCGGACTGGCAGATGGTCGAGAGCGGCGTGTCGGCGGCTCGGCCACCGCCATCATAAAACCCGCCGTTCGCCTGCTCGAAGAACGCTGCCGACAAGGCATGGTGCCCGGTGCTGGTTGCAACCACTGCCAGGGGGATATCGACATCGGCGCCGACTGAGCCTTTGCGCAATGTCACCATCGAGGCTGAAACCAATCCATGCCTGGCGGCTCCGGCCATTACTGTCTGCAACGGCTCGTCAGGGGTAATGCCGACGGCGTTCTGGCCGAATGCCGTGAGGTGCGCAGCGACCATTGCAAAGTGTCCACCCTTTACCTGTGCGACTTGCGTGCGAAGCGGCTCCTGAGCATCGAAGTTACGCTGGGACGAGCCGTTGGCACATTCCGTCAGGAAAGGCGCCGCCACAGGCTGCACCAGCGCGTGATGCGTGCCACCGGCGCTGATGGTCGACACTGCCTCATGCGTGCCGTGGGTGCTGGTGTGCGCCGATGACGTGCCGCGCATGGGGACGATAAAGGGCTTGGCACTGGTCAGTACGTGCCGCCAGCAACCCTTGGCCACGCGGCGCATGGTGTTCTCCGCCATTGGCTTGTCGCGGAAGATGGTGCGACCGAGGTTGCTCCAGTCGATGCATTCCGCCGCCGCACGCCATGGCAGCTGTTTGGCCATCGGCTTCTTGTGGCGTACCGGTTCAGGCCAGACGATCGGAAGTCCGTCACTGCGTGCTACCAGGTAGAGACGCTTGCGAATGGTTGGGGCCCCGGCGTTGGCCGCGATGCGCTCCCGCCATTCGACGTTGTAGCCAAGCCCGCGAACGAGGCTTTCAACCGGAACGAACTCGCCGATGGATTGCAGTATCTCCGACATATCAGGGTGATCGGCTGGAAGGCCGGTGCTCAGCGCGGCAATGAATGAACGGAAGGTGCGGCCGCGCTCTGCCTTGATCGGCTGGCCACCCTCGTCAATCGGCCCCCAGTCGCAGAACTCCTCGACGTTTTCCAGAAACATCAGCCGTGGCCGGGTGGCAAATGCCCAGCGGACGACGACCCAGGCCAGGCCTCGCACCTTGCGGTCGCGGGGTGCGCCGCCCTTCGCCTTGCTGTGGTGGCGGCAATCCGGCGAAGCCCAAAGGATGCCCACCGGCTGGCCGCCAGTGGCATGAACTGGATCGACCTCGAACACGTCAGCAACATAGTGCGACGTGGTTGGGTGGTTGGCCCGATGCACCGCAAGGGCGATAGGGTTGTGGTTAACCGCCACATCCGGCTCCCGGTATGCCCGGGCGATACCGGTGCTCGCGCCGCCGCCGCCGGCGAACAGGTCCACCACCAGTTCTTTCTGGAAGGGCAGACCCATGCTCGGCTGACCATGGATGAACTGGTGTTTTTTCTGGAGTGCGGACATAGAGGATCCTCGCGGGCTGGCGTGATTCGTCGAAGTGGGGTATTTGTAGCTGCATTAACTATCTTCATTGTCACGGGGTTTCAATGTCGCTTTTCCATTACACGGACATTCATGCGATTCAATCAATTCTTACCAATAGGGAATTTTGGTTTACGCATATAAATTTTATGAATGACAAAGAAGAGCTTAAAACAGGCTTGGCTGAAATAGTAGGCTGGCTGGAAACCTATGAGTTGGTTGGGTATCCAGACGCTTCAAAAAATAGGGCGTTCGATTTCATTAATAGTTTATTTCGAGAATCCGCAGCACTCCAAGATTCTGGATATGCTTTATTTAGTTGTTCATTCAGTTGTTCGGGGGACTCTCTTAGTCAATGGCGTGCATACGGTAGGTTCGCGATTGAGCTAGATAGATCAGTTCTTCGTGACGGATTCGAGCTATATGACTGTGTTTACACTAAGGATGAGAAATCTGCCGCTGCCCATAAGCTTGGGAACGATGTGTTGGAGAGAATTGCCAGTGACATATGGGCGGACGGTTCGGTTGGGCCCAATGGATTGGCTGAATATGGTCGGCTGCTGGTAGAGGCATCAAAATTCAAAAATGCGCATTTTGCAGAGGAACAAGAGGTTAGGGCTGTTTCACCGGAAGACCTAGATACTGATGTTAGCTTCAGGGCCAAATCTGATTATTTAGTACCATACGTTAAAAAGAAATTTGAGATAAAAGCGATTAAGGCTATTCATGTGGGGCCAACACCAAATCAAGATATGTCACAGAGGTCCCTTGAAGCACTGCTCATATCATTAGGCTTGGCTGACATTCCAGTTATTGCTTCACATATTCCGTTTCGATCATGAAAATTGGTTGGTTCAGTTTGATTGGTACTCTTCCTAGCTCTTGTTCATTCGTTGCTGCAAATTCGGGCGGCTTCTCGGTTGAAAGCCAGCTTTAACTTCCGCGACACGTTTTCGGGTATCACGTATTCGTGTCGCGGCGGATTTAGCAGGGGCAGCGCGCCGCCGGGGCCAAGGCCGTGCAGGTGGTGAATCATCAGCGTAATAGCCTCGCCCTGTTCCTCGATGCCGCTCCAGGCCATCAATTCAGCGAGCGCTTGGCGTGTGCCGGCCATGCAGTGCAGCCTGATTTCTTCCTCGCCGCGAGTCTTTCGCCTCGCCGCAGTCTTTGCCGATCTTTCTTTCTGCGCGGCTGCCATTTTTTACCTCTTCTATTCCGCTGGCTGGGATCGCCATCCAGGCCTGTCGTTTGCGTTGCTGGACTCGGTGCTTCATCGAAAGGCAGGCTTCATCTTCGGATAGTCGATGCGGTAGTCATTGATCAGCCTGAGGAGCAGCGTGGTGCTGATGCTCAAGGCCTTCGCGCATTGGCTCCGGTTGATGCCCTTCGCCATGCACTCTTTCACTCGAATGACGAGCAAAGCTTCTGACTCAGATGTTGCCTTGTTCGGCGCGAACGCCTTCTTCGGCCCCACATTGAATTCGATGCTGTAGCGCCGGCCGATCCCGCGCAGCACTCCGAGCGATATTCCTTCCTTCTCGCAGATCTCGCAGCGATTCAGGGTCTTGGCCAGTTCGCGAATGCGCCCTACCTGCGCGCCGGAGTCCGCCTTTGCTGGTTCGCTCTGGAAGTTCGGCGTCTTGCTTCGGTTGTAATTCGGCGGGCGGTGGATGATTCTGCAACTGGGAAGCTCCTCAATAGTCCCGCCTTTGAGGATGAAGGCGTCCTGAAGCATTGCCAGCTCATGGCGGAGCGGGTTGAGCATTTCAATCATGCTGAGTTCGGTACTGATCACGCTGCGATCCCCAATACTTTGTTCATGCGCTCATCAAGAATCTCGTAGAACGTTTTCACTCGTTCGCTGAGCTTTCTGATCATCACTTCGTCGCGGTAGGCGCGCTTGATGAACAGCGGCATGCCGGGCCAGTAGCAGACGAAATCGATCCATTCACGCTCCGACACCCATAGACCGCCCTGGCATTGAGCAACGTGTTCTTTAGGGATATCGCCGGACAGGATCACTTCGACCTGAAGCTTCGGAAGCTTGGTTTTGATTTCCGAGAGACCGTCGTCACCTATGAGCGAATCTGGCGAGTAGCCGATGCCATGATTGAGGATGATCCCCACCTGGTGCGTGGTGACGTCGGCCTGAGCCTGATACAGGCCGCGTGCGATGCTTTCGTATTCATGACCGCGCTCGGTGTGCCGGTTTCCTTGAAAAGGGTCGGCAGCTTCACCGGTGATGCGCTCGCCGATCAGCGTGTTCATGTAGGTGAAGGCGCCGGCACCGAAGCCGGCCTCGCCTTTGCCATTGACCAGCAGGCTATCCAGCTCCGAGCACGTCACGATGCCCAATCGCAGATCCAGCCATTCCTGCGTGCCTTGCTCTACTTCACTGATGATTCGCATTTTCTGCCTCCGCTTTCGCCGCAGATTTGGTGAGACCGCCAAGCACCCGGTCGAATTCTGATTTGCTGACGTCGTTGGTGGTGCCGTACATACCGGCAAACGCTTCCTTCGCCTTATCGCTGCACTTGTCGAGCAGTGACTGGAGCTGGCGGGCTTGAATGGCCGTCACAGTGGCGGTCGGTACTGCGGCGTGGCCGTCGTCGTCTTCACCACGGGTTGTCAGGTTGAGCAGGGCGCTCATGACATACCGCTTGCCATAACTTGTGGACGATCCAACCGCTTGGACGGCGTTCTTGCTGCCGCTGGTGTCGAGCGGCAAAAGCATGGTGGTGCTTTCGCGGTGGCCGGCGCGGTGCATGAGGATGCCGGTCACGCTCAGGCCCTGGGCGATGTTCTCGACCTTGAATGTGATCGCGAAGCCATGCTGCTGCATGATCGGCTTGATCACATCGTTGATGTCTTCGAACGTCGCATAGTCGCTGCGCTTCTGGCCATTCACCACGATGGCGCCGCGCTCAGCAATGCTTGGGATGTCGCTCTGCATCGCAGCCATGGCAGCGTTGAATTCCGCCTCGGCATCGCGCGCCTGCATGCGCTCATGCATCGCCATCAGGCGCTCGAGCTTGTCGATGTCGCAGGTAGGGTCGGCAGCCGCCCGACTGATGACGGCCATGATGTTGCTGTCATTGCTGATCGGAACGACTGCCTGACGGCGCAGCTCCGGGAGAATGATTTCACCTGCCATGGTCGATTCCTCAGTAGGTAATGCTGATTGCTGGGATAAAGCCGCTGGCGATTACCTTCACTGCCAGGCGGGCGCATTCCTCGCTCATGCCGTTAGCGATGAACGCTTCCTTTGCCGCTTTGTAGATGGCGCCTTTGTGCGCCTTGTCAGCCTCGCGGGCCGCCGCCTGACGATTGATTTCATCTGCTGCGGCATTCGCTCGGGCAACTTCTGCCAGTCGAGCCTGCTCAACCGCTGCTGCTTGGCGCTGCTCCGAGGCAATGCGCTCGCGTTCGGCGCTTTGGATTGCAGCAACCCGATCAGCCTCGGCCTGTACCTTCTGGCGTTCAGCCTTCTCGGCAGCCAGTTGCAGTTGCAGCGCCTGGTTGGATGCAGCCGCCTCGGCATCACGGATTTTCTGGTCTGCGTCACGCTGAGCCTGGGCGGCTTGATCAATCAGCGCCTGCTCACGTCTTGCTGCGGCATCACGCTCCGCCTGCGCAGCCTCTGCGGCCTCACGCTGCGCCTTCTCTACTGCGGCGCGGGCAATGGCTGCATCGCGTTCTTGTTGCTCGCGCTCGGCCTTCTCGGCGTTGAACTTGGCGATCTCTGCTAGCTCGGCTTCGTGCTTGGTGCGATCGGCCAGCAGGGTGCGCAGCGAGGCCAGCGACTTGTCTTTGACCTGGGCAGCTTCCGGCAGGAACTCTTGCCAGCTTTCGTCGATCGCGACCAACTCCAGATCAGAGATGACCTGGGCGACGTGCGCCGCGGTCGGCGTTTCAGTGAACACGGCCAGATCCTTGATCTGCTGTATGCCGTCGTTGTGCTTGTCGACGCGGGCGTCTTCGGCCTTCTCCCACTCAGTCAGAGGCTGGCGGGTGGCATCGCGCAGGGCGTCCATCTTGGTGACGAACTCGCGCAACTCAGTCTCGACCACCTTGGGCATTTCCTTGAGGCGCTTCAGGTAGTCACGGCCTGGCTTCTCTACAGCAGACTTGGACTTGCTGACCTTGGCCGCCAGTGATGCGATGCGCTCCCGGCCCTTGCGGGTGGAAAGGTCCGGTACTTCGGCTGTTACCTCTTTCTCTACAGCGCTAAAGAACTGACCCAGGCCGCCAGTGACGTAGATGGTCGGAGCGTTGTCGGCGCTGATGTCGTCGATGGTGATGACTTGCTGTTCTGCGGACATGACGATTCCCTGCCGCGATGCACGCAGCGTTTGAAGGTGTGGGTTATTGGGTGAGCTGAGAGCAGTAGGAGCTGGCGAGCATCACGAAGGTGGTGCCGATCAGGACGAGTGCTGAGCCGCGCCAGAGGTAGATGCGCTTAGCGCGCTGGTAGCCGGTCAAGGCCGAACCCTTACCGCGATGCGACCGCCTTTCATGGTTGCCGCCAAACGCTGAGGCAGGCTCGACACTTTGCGCTCACGCGACATGCCAATCACTTCGTTAAACGGAAGTCCGAAGCCGAGCATGATGAGCTTCGATTCGATCTCTTCGATTTGCTCATCGATCAGCGTTTTAACCGGTGCAGTGCTCATTGCAGCTCCTTGGCCGGCTCGCAACCGCACGATTCAGCCTTTCGCAGTAGTGGTGGAATTCTTCGATGGTGATCGTGTTCGCCTGCAGGAAGCTGGCGATGTTGCGCAGGGCCAACACCTCATAGAGAGGAGGGCAGGTTTCGCGGGTCAGCTCATCGATGTCTTTGTCTATCCGGATGTGAGGACTCACAACTCATCGTCTTCGGCTTTGGCTATGAGCGCGTCATCAGCGAGCGGCTCAAGCAACGTTTGGGCGATTTCACCGAGCTTGCCGAGCGGGTGGTCGCTGTTGCCGAGGAGCTCGGCCACGGCTGTCTTGTCGGCGTTACCAATCGCAGAAGTAATCAGCAACCAGCCGAGCGCCGATGTATGAACCTCGCTGTCGGCGAGCCGGTTGTTCACGTACTCATCGACTGCCAGGGCGAAGGCTTCGGCATCCACACCCTGAGGTGCGCGCATGCGGCGCTGGAACGACACGCTGTTGCCACGTAGCAATTCCTCGGTGGCGTTGTACAGCCATTCGGACCGAGCATCTTCCTGCGTGCTCTCGCTGACTGGAGGCGGTAGGCGGCGGTCGAGTTTCCACTGAGCAAGCTGTAAGGCATTCATGGTCGCCTCCATCGGCGAGGTGAATGATGGCGAGGGCCGCCCGCATTCGTTTTAAACATATTGACCACAAGTTCATCCGGCGCGATCCGCCGGCATTCGTGGCCGCTTAGAACCCATCGCTACATTGGGTCAAACCAACAAAACTCGGCTGCACTCATCCATTCCGCTGGTTGCCGATGGGCGCGGAGGGGAGTGCATGCGAGCTGTGTCGGTGGGTAAGGTTGATGCAGGGGGCCGCATTGCGCGGTGCAGAATTCATCCGCATCGGGGTGGGATCTGCATGACGTTTGTCAACCGTTGCTCTCGCGTCGGCTGGCGGTACTCAGATCACACTCCGATGTGGCCTGGTGCTGGGGATGACCAGGTGCTCGGGCCGTCTTTCCGGCTGTCACGCTGCCTTTGCTTTAGCGTCGAACTGACGCAGCGATTCCCGACGTGATGCAGGCGGGCGGTTATAGGCCGCAGTTTCGTTCGCATCCGTCTACCCACTCATTGAATGGGCAGAGGTGATGCGTTCAGCCTTCGCGGCTCATCTGTTCGTGGCTCGCGTGTTCTTCGCTGCAGAACGGCAGGGTGTCGCTCATGGCGACTTTCTTGCGCCGCAGATAGTCATAGCCTTGGTAGTAGATCGTTCGGTAAATGATGGGAGCTGCTGGCTTGCCGCAGCGAACGCATTTCACTGGATGGGGTGCTGCGTGATTCATCGGGCCTTTCTCCGGTTGTTTTCCCAATGCACCCGGGCAACCAGGTGCATCAGTGAAATGTTCCGTTTCTCCACCACGCGCATCGCCGGATTCATATCTCTGGCCGGGTCACACATTTCGTGTTCGGTGTTCTTCCCGGCTGGCTTGCGTGGTTTCGCGTACTCACATGAGGGAGTACGGCAGCAATCCAGAGGCTGCATGGACGACGGTTTAGCTTTCTCACCACCGGGTTTGCCGGTACGTCGTTGGGTCACGTCAAGTTGTGTAAAGAGCGACGGGTCTGTTGAGGCCCTTCGCAGTGGCTGTGTGTCGCTGCGATGGGCTAAAATTTAGCGCTAAGCGAAATTAAATTCAACTGGTTACTGCCAAAAATTTAGCAAAATTGTTCTTTGGGGTTGATTTGCTAGGATTTTTTTGCAAAAAAAACCCGCCATCTGGCGGGTCTTGGCGAGACATTCACTATCGATTACAGGAATCGAAGCACTGTTCGCTGGTGCGGGAGGTATTGCTTCTGCAAGAAACTACGCATTGGTCAATAGTGGATTGTGCTGCTGGAGCATCTGGGAACGCTGACCGGCAGCCGATCACAGAGACACGGTTTTCCAATGCTGCAATATGCTGGCTAGCAATAGCCTGAATCACGGACGGGTTCATAGTCCCAATCGGCATAGTCGCCAAAGATTGCTGTCGGGCTATATTCGATCTCAGGAAATCACACTCATGGTCGCGCTCATCTTGGGTAACAGGTATCGGCCTTGAAGCTATTGCCTCCGCGTATGAGGGAGAGCGGTCGCATCCCGAAAGCACTGCACAGGCAGCAATCAATAGAGCAATCCTTGTCACTTCTACTCCTCTTTGTTTTTCTCCATTCTTGACCTGATTAGCCCAGTCAGGCCTATAAGCTCTGAGTCTTCCACTAAGCCATTAAGAGATGCATCAATGATGGCCATTATAAGATCCCAGGCAGGGGTTCCCTTGTCTGCCTCGTCCTTAACCATTGAAAGCGCCAATTCATTCAAGGCTTTTCTTTTGTCTTTAATTTCAATCTGAGCGGCCCAAAGTTCAGCCACGTTTCTGGAAAATTGGCTGGAAGGAATAAATTTGATTCGATCAAAAGCCTCAGTCCCAGAGAAAGGTTCTAGCTGCATGGTATCCAGCCACCCAGAGGGAAGGCTTTCTGCTTTTTCAATCCTGCGCGCGAGTTCATCGCCGAGATTGCGAACCGGGTTTTTAGAAAGAATCTGGCTTAGCGTCGAAGCGGAGGTGTTCCACTTGTCTGCGCAATCCTTGCGCTTACGCCCTTCCGAGAGCTTCTCAAGATTATGTTTTCTGATCGCATAGATATCCATCTGCGGATGATTACACCCCTTAGCGAAACGATAAATACTCTCGTAGCTACGATCGCTTGCTTAAATACTTATCTCGGCGCTAAACTTTGGTTGAAATTACCGGAGAGCCGTTGATGACCACTCAAATGCAAGCCTGGCTGAAGAAGGCCACCGCCACCGAGCGAAGCCAGGTCGCAGCCAAGGCCGGCACAAGCGTTGGTTACCTCTACCAAATCGCCGGCGGCCACCGCAGGCCATCCCTTGAGCTATCCAAGAAGCTCCGCGATGCCACCGACGGCGCGCTGGCCATTCGCGCGCTCCGACCAGACCTGTATGAAATCCTTATTGGTGCCGAGCAGTCGGCCGCCTAACCAATCATTAGCCACAAAGGAAATTCCATATGTACATGGACCCCAATCAAAAGCGCGCCATTCCGGTGAAGGTTCGTTTCGAACCAGTTCTTGATCGGATTCTGCGTCGAGCTGCAACGAAGACCCGTATGCAACACGCGACGTATCTCTACGAAATCATCGAATGGGCAGTTGCCAACGGCGTGATCGAGGAACTCATGCAGGACAAACAAGAAGATATCGCGGGCTGAAGCCCCTTTGGAGGGCCAAATGACCGTAGAGCTTGAAAGGCTGCCTCCGCAGACGCGGAAGAGGGTGGAAGAGCTGATGCATGCCAATGGCTGGACCTTCAGCCAAACCATCAACGAAATGACAGAGCTCGCCATTGCCAGCGGGGCTCTTTCGGAAGTAGGTCGCAAGAAGGCCAAGGTGCTGAAGTTGGTGACCCCAATGAGGGCCTCAGGCAGGGACTCTTGAGGGTAACCAAGAGGGCCTCTGCCAAATCCGAGACGAAAAAAAGCCAGGTTCGTGGCCTGGCTCTCTTAAAACGCTTCTGGAGTAAATCATGCACCATCCAAACCAAACGATCAATACCCCGGCCTATGTCGCGACACGTTTTCATCAATCGAAAAACGTGTCGCGGTTTTGTGCATTGCCCTTTCATGGAGGGCATTGACCATGGCCCGCGCGCGTAATATTAAACCCGGCCTGTTCAGCAACGAGTTACTCGTCGAGCTTCCAGCATTTGACCGGTTGGCTTTCATTGGCCTCTGGTGCTTGGCAGATCGGGAGGGTCGCCTTGAGGATCGCGTGAAGCGTATCAAGATCGAGCTGTTCCCATGCGATGACTACGACGTGGAAGAGGGGCTGGCTCGCCTTGCTGCTGCCGGGTTCATTTCTCGATACCAAGTGGCCGGCCAGTCGGTCATCGAGATCATCAACTTCCAGAAGCATCAGAGCCCGCACGGTTCAGAAAAGGACAGCACTCTTCCGGACGTTAACGGTTATCTCACTGTGTACGAACGGAAAAAGAACGTTGTTGTAGCAGGCTCTCAACGGAGGGTTCTTGTGTCAGCACAGGATCTTAACGTTAAAGAACCGTTAGAGCCTGTGGACCCAGCGTTAGATAACGCCCTGATTCCTGATTGTGGAATCCTGATACCTGATTCCGGATTCATTGATTCTCCGAATCAAGAAGATCAACACCACTCTCTCAACGCGGGCGATGAGCCTGAGCTTGAGTCCGAAGCCGCGCATGAAGAACTCCCGGAGCCTGTCGACGCCAAGACGCCGGTGGAGATGACACTGGACTGGATGCCTGACGCCAATCTCCTGAAAACCTACTGCGTTCACTTCGGCATATCCACGGACCTGTTTACCCAAGAGGCCATCGCCCCGTTCACCGCTCACTACGAAACATCCGGCGCCCTGCAGATCCAGTCCAAGTGGGTTTCGCTGCTGGTGAAATGGGTCAAGGACGACAAGAGTCGGGCGAGCAATGTCCGCCAGTTCCCGAAACGCGAAACCCAATCTCGGCACGCAGGATTCGCTGACCGCGATTACACCGCAGGCCTGATTGCGCGGGAGGACGGCACCTATGCGTTCTGAGACTGTTATCCAGCCCCCTGAGTATCCACCAGGTACTCGGCTCCAACCTGCCGAATGTGAAACCCACGGGGAATTTGAGCAGAAGGTTTTCTCGGTGCTCGGCCGTGAGCTTAAGACTGGTTGCCCCGAATGCTCGCGACTCGCACAGGAAGCGACGGAAGAGTCGGAGCGTCAGAGCAAGGCCCAGATGTTGCGCATGGCAATGGAGCGGAAGCTGGGCGCGGCGCTGATCCCAAAACGCTTCGTTGGCAAGACGTTCGATTCCTACGTCGCCGCCACTGTTGAGCAGCATAAGGCGCTGAATACGTGCCGCCGTTACGCCGCAGAGTTCGCGCAGATCGCCGAGTCTGGCCGCTGCCTGTTGCTGCTTGGCAAGCCCGGTACCGGTAAAACGCACCTGTCCGTGGCAATCGCAAACAAGATCATGGCAACCACTTCAGCGACTACCGTGTACCGCACTGTCGGCTCCGTCCTTCAGTCGATCCGCGCAACCTACGACCGGACCAGCGAACAGAGCGAAAGCCAGATCCTGTCGAGCCTCGTCAGTCCCTCGCTGCTGATCCTCGACGAGATCGGCGTCAGCAAGGAAAAGCCGAGCGATTTCGAGCTGACCACTCTGTTCGCAATCATCAATGGCCGGTACGAGGAGCAGCGCCCGACGGTTATCGTTTCGAACTTGGATGCGAAGGCATTGCCGGCCGCCATTGGTGAGCGCTGTGCTGATCGGCTGCGTGAGGGCGGGGTGATCGTCATTCCGTTCGAGTGGGAATCGCAGCGCGGCAAGGAGGGGTTCTGATGAGATCACAAGTGAAGATGACGGCAGCCTGCACCTTGGCTGGTTTCTCCATCGGCGTGTTCTGCGTCCTGATCACAATGGCGGTGACGGCATGAGCACAGAGTTCGCAATACGCGACCAACGCGACGTCACTCGACTGATGGGCTTCTTCCACGGCTCCGACTTCACCAAGCCGAAAATGGTGGTGATCAAAGACGTGGATCGGTCCGCTGAACAGAACGCCAAGCTGCACGCCATGTTGACCGACATATCAAAACAGGTGCGCCACGCCGAGAAAGAGTGGTCCGTACTGATCTGGAAACGCCTGCTTACTGCTGCGTGGCTGCGTGAGGCTGGCGATCAACCGCAATTGATACCAGCGCTCGATGGGCACGGTTTCGATGTCGTGTATGAGCGCACAAGCAAACTGAGCGTGAAGCAGTGCGCCGACCTCATCACTTGGATCGAATGCTTCGGCGCCGAGCACCAGGTGCGCTGGACGCAGAAAGATCATTGGCAGGGGAGGTACTGATGCTCGCCATCAAACAACCCAAGGCCAAGAGCTGCAAGAACCCCGCATGCAGGGCCTCATTCGTCCCGCAACGTCTCGGGCAAGCTGTTTGCAATTACACCTGCGGACTGGCCATCAAGGAAGTGAATCAGGAGAAGGCGCGCAAGTCGCTGGCACAGGTCGAGCGCCGCGAGATCAAGGTCCGTAAGGAGAAACTGAAGAGCCGGGCGGATCATGCCCAAGAGGCGCAGGCCGTCATAAACCGCTATGTCCGTCTTCGCGACGCTCATCTCGGCTGCATCAGCTGCGACAAGCCGGCCAGTTGGGGAGGGCAATGGCATTGCTCGCACTTTCGCAGCGTTGGGGCCGCCGCCCATCTGCGCTTCAACCTGCTCAACATGAACAAATCCTGTAGCGCCTGTAACAACTTTCTCAGCGGGAACATCGCTGGCTATAGGCCGAAGCTGATCGAGAAGATCGGCCAGGCCAAGGTTGATTGGCTGGAGTGCAATCAGGACATCGTCCGGCACGACATCGCTTACCTGAAGCGTATCAAGACAGTTTTCACCAAGAAGGTGAGACGGATTGAGCAGAGAAACGAGGTGAGCCAAGCATGGGCAGCAATGTGATTCTCGTCCGAAAGTCGCTGGTGGAAATTTCCGGCTCAAGAAGGTCGATCGGCGTGTTCCGGTGCCCGGAATGCCTGACAGAGTTCGAAACTCGCATGGAGCGGGCCAAGGTTATGACGGGCCTGTGCATTCCATGCGCCAACAAGGCGGCAGGCAGGAAGCGTGCGACTCACGGGCTAAACAACTCGAACAGTCGCCTACATGTGACCTGGGCCAACATGAAGCGCCGCTGCCTGAAGCCTCGCGGTACCGAAATTCAGAAGTACGAAGGCGTGATCCTCTGTGATGAGTGGATGAGCTTCGAGCCATTCATGAAGTGGTCGCTGGCCAACGGATACACCGATCAGCTGACTCTTGACCGGATCGAATCTTCGAAGGGCTATGAGCTAGGGAACTGTCGTTACGCCGATTACAACGTACAGGCTGCCAATCGCAAGAAAACCGACAAGAACTCAAGCGGCCATGTTGGTGTTTTCTGGGCGCGCGGCAAGTGGTGCGCAAAAGTCCAGTGGCAGAAAAAGCAAATACACCTCGGTCGGTTCAAGGACATCAAGGACGCAGTTAAGGCGCGCAACGATTACTTGGCAGCCCACGACCTGCCGCATTTGAGGGCTTAGTGATGGACGAGATCAAGGCCATCAAGGCCGACTACCGGGCGAAGACCAGAGACTTGAAAAAGGGAGCAGCAGCATGAAACTGATCAACGCAAGGCAGGTATGGACCGAAGCTCAGCACGAATCGAACGCGTCGATCAGCGCTGTGGCAATCGAGCAGGGCGCCGCTGCTCCGGTGAAGAGCGCACGCATCCGTAGGCATGAGGCGGTGTTCGCCGCCCTGGGCGATGACAAGGAGGAGCGTATCCAGATAGTGCGGCAGAAGATCAGCATCAGCGAGACTCGCCGCACGCCCATTGGCCGATCCACCGCTCGCGCCGCGCACCTGGCCACGATCGGGAAGGTGCTGCGGGCAATCGACACACTGCCGTTCCAAGTGCAGCAGTTCGGGCACTACCTGTACCACCCGGCGATGAACATGCGGCACCTGCTGAATGCGGTGCTGCTGGTAACCGCGAAGGCCCAGCTGCCTGACCTGACATCGGCCAAGCGAGTGAAGGCTCAGTACCTGGTCACGCTGGCCCTGCAGTCGTACAAAGGCGAAGTGCATGGGGCGGCGGAGTGGGGGCCGGCCCGGGTGGCGGCAGAGATGCACGCCTTCTTCGGGGTCACGATCGATCCGAAGAACTGGACCCGCGACTGGCTCGACCTCTGGGAATCCCTGAAAGAAGTCGTGAAGGAAGTGGATATACAGGCTCAGCAACCTGTATGGCAGGTGATTCACGCGGAGAAAGACCAAGAGGCGGCATAATCATATTGACATGACGGCGTTTTCGAGGTACTTTTCCCATAGTGCACAAGTAACGCG